TTGTCAGTTGGTCATTGTCATCTGCCATAATCAGGTTTGGTTGCCAGGTATTTCTTCCGTGGTGATGCCTTTATCCAACGCGCCGGAGTAATCCATCGGCACGTCTTTGAGCGGCTCGGGTTCAAACTCTTGCAGTTCTATCATCCCGCGAAACACGTCCTCGTGTCCAATCTGGCGATAGTAAGTGGCCAGGGCAATGTTTTTGTCGAACTCGACTTTGACCGGCGCCACGTTGGCCCGCAGAGCAGCCAGAAACCGTTGAAAACGTTCATCCTGGAAAAGTTCGCGCAACCACAGCACGTCATTGCCATTGGCCTGCCAATCATGGTAGGATAAATACCGGGTCGGGATGAGAAAGGCTTTCGGGGGCGCTGGCGCTCGTTGCCAATCCCCGGCTGTCGTCCTGGATCGCAACCAGGCCTTGAGGCTATTGAGAAGCTTCATTCTTTGGTGGCAACGGTGGTTTGGCTGATTTTCTTCAATCGGATGCCGCTGGCTGTCTTGGCGTCAGCAAGGGCCAAGTCCTGGGCGTGTTGCTCGCCGATTGCAGCCATCTCCGCGTCGTGTTTCTCGCGTTTCATGGCGAGTTGCGCGGCGGTCTTTTGTTGAGCGAGCTTGATGTTGGCAGCGGTCTTAGCCGCCTTGATTTGGATGTCGGGGTCTTGCCCCTGCTGGATTGCTTGCGCCTGCGCCATCTTCTGCTGGCCCTGCCGGGCTTCTTCCGCTTGCTGGATGATCCGCTTTTTGAGGAGTTCCGCCACTTTCGCCATCTGCGCCCATTGCTCGGCCAACACTCTCGCTGCGCCGGGTCTGGTTTTGTCCCCAGCCAGCCGTTTGATGTGCTCGGCAGTGTGCGGCCCGGTGGCGTCCAATTGCCGGACAACCGCCATTGGATCACCGCCTTGTTGGACGCTGGCGGCTGTCTGCGCCGCATCGGCGAGGTGCGTTTGGGCATGGGCAACGTGATCGTCAGTATCGGCGATGGGCACCTGGACGCCGGATTTGAACGCCACGTTCTCAAGAGTGGCGAGGCGCGCCTGTTCCTGGGCGCCTGTTTGTTCCTTTGCCGGCGGGTTGTACCGGGCGATGTTGGTTGGGTTGGTTGAAGTCGCAATGACATCATCAATCAGGCGCATGTAACCCTCGGCGGGCAACCGCTGGGCGACGGCGGGATTGAGCAACGTCATGAGAGACGACAGGCGCATGATGGGGCTGCCGTTGCCGGTGGCGCGGTACGCCTGCACGCTGACGTACTTTTGCAGTTCGGCGCGCGTGACGCCACGTTCCTCGCAAGCTCGCAAGAACTCTGCCACAGCGGCGTAACGAGGAGAACTTAGGAGGCCCTTTGGAGTGTTGACGGCCCGACGGTACATCGTCTCAAGCATCCCGTCGTACTGAAGGTAGAACCGGCCAACCGCGCTGTTGGTCAACTGCTGGGCTTGGCTAAACATGGCGGTGTACTGGGTGGCCGTGGGCGGATTTCCGCCGCCTTGCTGAAGCGCCGGGCGATAGATTCCAGTCTGTTTTTCGAGAACGTCATCAAGGTCTTTGCCGACAACCATCAAGCCCTCGATGTCCCCCACAATGGCGGCTTGTTGGACTTGATAGCCGGGGGGTAGAACTGTCAGCGGGCCAATCCGGACGAGACCAATTTTCTGCGATGCTGAGGCGGTGGTAGGCTGCATGATAATGCTTCCACGCATGTCTGCGTTGTCAACACGGTTGCATCGCAGGCGGTCGCCAAGCTGGCATATCGGCAGAATGTCCCGCCCAAGCCCGGTCGCGCCCTTCCAGGTATCGTCAAGACTCTGAAAGATGAACGGGGCCATGATTTGCTGAATGCCGTCGTACCGTTCAAACCCTTCAAAGAGGAACTCGATGGGAGTCTGGTCTTCCGTGATGATGTAGTGCGACCACTTCTCACTGAACTCCTTTACATAAACGTGGGCCAAGTCAACTGTTTTTTGCCGCGCATACCCAGCCAAGTCCATGTCTTTGTAGGCGCCCTGCAAGGCAATGGAATCATCTGCGTTCGCCGGGTCGTAGGGGCTGGCCTGTTTGATTGCCTCCCAAACCTGCTTCGTGTCCCAACCGCGTTTTCGACTTTCCTGCGGGTACTTGAGCGCCCAGCGGTACAAGGTGCTGGTATTGACCTGTTGGCGGACAACGAAGACTTCGAGTTCCTTGATGGTCAGGCGGATGCCATCCGGGAACAAAACCAAATGCTCAGGCCAGTGGCGCGGTGAGAAATCCCATTCATCATCCCAGCCGGCAAAGGCGCGCCCATAACGCACGAAATCACTCAAGAGCGCCCACAGACCGAAGTTGTAGTCTCGGTCGGTGGCGATGAGGCGGTGAAACTCCTCGATTGCAATCTGGCTTTTCTGCGCACTAGCTGTCCCGGCGTCCAGGACAATCGCGGCCTCATAAGGCACGCTCTTCAGAAGATCATAATACGGAGCCAGCGCGGTATCGCAGATGCTTTTGCCGATGAGAAAGTTGACGTTCGTGCGGTTGCTTTGTCCGGCTGCGCGCAACTTGGCGGAGTTATAGGGTCGGTTGCCGTCAAACATCCCCTTGATGACGGCATGGAGCGCGAGCATGTCGCGGTTGGCGGTCCTGATGGAATCAACGAGTTCGCGGGCAAGAGCGGCGGTGGGCAATCGCCGCTTGACGATCTTGCCGTCCTCAACATCCTTCAATGGAATCTCAGCGCTCATTCAGAAGCCAGCATGTTTCCGGGCAGAGTTTCAACTGCTCCGCCGGCATCCAATGGAGGATGATGTCTTTTGGAATCCACACTTTCACGCGCAACTCACAAAGGCAAGCATTGCACGCTTTGAGTTCGCTGTCAAACTGAGTTTTTCTGTCTCCAATGAACCGCCCGACCAACTCGCGCACCGTCTTGCTGGCGCAACCTTGGCAACCGGGCGCGGGCTGATTCAGGGAACAGGGGGCGCAGACGGCGGCTCGGGCATCGGCCACTTCCTGGGCCACGAACTTTTTACCGCGCACGAGCGTTTCCCCAAGCGTAAGTGTGCCTTGAAAGATTGAGGACCAGCGAAGTTTCTTGTCCGGGAGGGGCGTGATTTGCCTGGCGTCTGTGTTTCGGCAATACCCAGTTGGCAACTGATGGCAGAGTTCGTCAATCACGACTGCCGCAACCGGGATAGGGATGGTGTTGGCGATGCAGTACTCCGAAATTGCGTCTTGCAGTTCGCCCCAGGTGGCGGCTGGGCGATTCGGAATCATCTTTCCGGTTTGCGGACACGTCCAACGCCAACCGCCGGGCGGACAGACATTAAAGTTCGGGAGCGTCAGACTCATTATCCGGTTTCCAAACTGGCTTCGTGCCCTCAAACCTGAGGCGCGGATTCAATCCCACCGCGCGCATCCCGGCATACTCGTTCCATAATGCTTCCGCAACGCCCGCCAAGAGGCGGTTGGCTTGCTGGCACTCGCAGGCGCTCGTATCACGCCGCCACAGGCTCATAACCGGCGCAACCTTGGCATGTTTCGCTGGACTTTGTAAGTTCATTGTGCCCGTTTTAATCAGCCGCAGGCTCATAACCAGCGCCACCTTCGTATGCTTCGCTGGAATTTGCAAGTTCATTTTGCGCGACAAAGTCTTGCCAGCTTTGGTTCTGGCCGCCATCATGCAATCGGGGAAGCACGCCCATCTGCCGGGCCACACTGCAAAGAACGGCCACCGCATCCGCTTGATCGGGACTGCGCCCGAGGCGTTTCTTGCATTTGGCCTTGTCGTTGAGGCGGTAACGGTGGCCGGCGACAATCTCATACTCGCGCGAGCAAAACTGGATCGCCTGCTGGCGCGTCAAACCGCGCAATTGGCCGCTGTCCATCAGATCGCGCACGTCAAACCAGAGTTGGGTAACGCGGTTGTCGTACACGTCGGAACCGGGGCGCGGGTCGCTGATACTGGCGGGGTCGGCCGTGGCATTGCCCCCAAATTCGATGGCGCGCACGCTCGGATTCCACAACTTCGATATGACGGAGTAAATGCCCCGGCCAATGCCGGTGGCATCCATGCCAAGGTGTTCGGGACGCACTCCCCTGGACTGGCAGGCCGCGATTACCTGGGTTGCGATTTCGTACTCGACTTCGGCTTGTTGCGAAGTCAGGAATCCAACGGGCAGCGTCTCAGTCAGTTGCACGGCGAGCGTGCCGTCCGCCAACGTCCCGACGCGGCCAAACTGTAAAATGCATTCATCACCGCCAAAGGCCGGATCAAGTCCGGCGCACGGGATGGCCTGGGTGTACCACTCGAAATCACCGAACCCATTCCGGTTTTCGATTAAGGCTTCGGACATGACTGTATTGCAGGAACCTTCCGGTGGCCAGAAGCCACGGTCTTGCCTCCAATGATTGAGTGTCAGCCTGTCGGTCGAGCGTTGCGCCGACATTTGGTAGTCCTCGAAGGTGTAGATGTGCGGATAGATCGTTTTGCCGGCCTCTTTGTTGGGCGAATGCCACCCATCAAAGTGCAGGCAGATGCCCGGATCAATCTGCCATTCAGGGACCCCCTTGGTTTCCCATTCTTCTGAGTCCACGCCAATCGAATTCCAACCACCCACGGGCATACAGATGCGTCCGCCGGGATCGAGATGGCTAAAGGGATTGCTGATGGTGAGCAGGGTGAAATCCTCACACGCCTTCCGCATATTCGGCACGGTCTCAAAAATGCCTTCCGGGGTCCCTGTGGCCTCATCAATGACCAGCAAAATGCGCGGCGCGTGAATCCCCTTGAGGTTGTCCACCGCCTTTGGTGTTTCACCGTGGGCAACCGCCATCGCAAAAATCGCGTACTTGTCATTGCCGCGCTCGCATTGAATCGTGGTACTGCTGGGCAGAATATGCCCGCCCGTGAGCCGCTGGCCGGTGGCAACATCAACAGTCGCGTTCCGCAACGCGCACAAGACTGGCCAGACGCGGCGCCGCAACATGTCCTTTGTGGTGGATGTTAAAACCACGATGCTGTTTTTCGTATCCACAATCCACCACAGCCAGGCGTAAAGACCGCTGGCGAAGGTTTTGCCCGCGGCCCCGCAACCGACCCAAGCCACGTTGCGGAAAACAGCCCCGTTGGCGTGGCGCGTAGCGTAAGTGTCATCGCACAAACTCCGCAGTTGACGTTCCAGCCAGGGATTCCAGTCCAGCGGGGGGAGAATCAATGAGGCAAAGTTGCGGAAATGCTCAAACTTGCCAAGGCCACCCTGCTCCGGTTTGAGGCCCTTAAAGAACGCTTTCGCCTCAATCTGAAGCGGTGTCACCTTGGGATCACTGTGGTACATCCCGTAGCGGTCCCTGTATTTCTTCATTCGCCGAAGTTGGTTCGGGCCTGCCGTTGAGCTGCTGGGGATGTTTGAAGATTGACCAAGTACGCGGTTTTGCAGGCGCTCCCGCGAGCGCCAGTCCTAACACAACATAGCATAACGAAAGGAGTAGTGCAGCGCCTTGGACGCCGCATCGCAGCCGGCAGGCCCAGGCCGGGGATTCGTGAATTCGCATTCACGGGAAAAGATTACATCCAGCCCTTGCCTTTGTCAAACCGCCGTGATATTTTGCTGGCGCAGGGTTGGGCAACGAAAGCTCGCCAGCCTCATGATTTGAAAAGCCCGGAAACTTGTTGATGATTTGCGGGATGGGCAAGCAGTTAAGCCAGCGGCCCCATAAACCGCGACGCGTTGGTGCAAATCCAACTCCCGCAACCAGCCTGTGGTCATTGCCCGCGCCGCACCGTGCACCCAGCCAATCTGGCAAAGTTACCGCCCCGCAAACCCCCACTCAAAAAAAGTTGAAAAAAAACGTTGACAACCCCAAAACCAGCCGTATCTTCGCCCCATGCGGTCGTTTTCGATAATTTGTCGGTCTGAGGTGGGGTTGTTCCAAAACGACCGCACAACGCCTTGCTTGCTGCTCCCCTCAGACCGACTGCTTTCCCAACTGAACCACCTCACCCAAGGAAGTCGTCCCGGCACCCATGCCTCACCGTTAGAGCCGCTGTCTCCCTGCAAATGGGGCCAGCAGACACGGATCGCCACCATAGGCGAGACCTTCCACGGAGCGCCTGACTGCGCCTCCGAAACACCCAGGGTAACTGCCCTGGCCAAGGACTGGCGCCCTGTCACCGCCAGGGGTAATGCCGCTGCGCTGCCTGTCCAACCGGACAACGCCCCCTCCAAAGGCCAAAACCAGCCAGCCAACCCGTGTCAGCCACGCGGAAACGAATACCCGCTGACGACCGCTGGGCCTCTAATCCAAAGCTGAGGGACATCCCAGGGCCGACCGCCCAACCCCGGCCCCGCGCCACCATGCGCCTCCCCAGCCTCAGTTATCAAGGGGACCCATTGCCTCTACAGTTAGCCTGCTCCCATTCCGCCTTCCTTGCCACCCTCTCCCCTCACCACCCCCCCGCGTAGGAAGAAAAATCCACAGCAGCCTAAGCCCGTCCACAGGAGTCCCTACGTATAGGGAGGGGCGGGCCAAAAGGGGGCGCGGCGTATGCGCGGGCGGGGCGGGACGAAAAAGGCATCCTTTTTTCGCACAATACCCATTATATTTAATAACCGCATAGGTATATACAGCAAGGCGTTGCACCGCAAGGGTTTACGCGGGATTCCGAGCACAGCACCCCTCGGTGCGTAGTAGGTTACTCAACAGTCGGCGGGCTGCTGACTGACTCTAGGTCGATGACCTCACCCGGTTCATCATCCAGTTGCGACTCACGGCGGCAATCCAGCAACACCGCGACCTGAGTGATGGACTGACCGCCAGCACCAGGCGCATCGAGTCCAAGCTGGCGGCGAGTCCCGGATTGGATAAGCTCCCAAGCGCGACTATATTCGTGGTAATCGCGGGGTGTTTCGAGCTTCACGGGGTGGCACTCTGGGTTGGCGAGTGCGGCCGCCACCACTTCGGCCCCATGCGAAAGATGCGACAGTGTCCGCACGCTCTCCCGAATGACCTGTCCGAGACCAGGGTCTAGCTGAACTCCGGCAGACACGAGCTTAGACACAATCGGGAGCGTGACCCGATCACGACCCTTGCGAATCGGTCTCACACCCCAGCGGTCGAGAGTCCGGCGCGTCACGTCCAGCCTGGCCGCGATATCCATGAGGCTGTGACCCTGGCTGGCGAGTCTGCGCGCTTCGGCCCGGACGCTCGCGGGTTTCGGGCGTCGATCCTTGCGGGCTGGCGTTGCGGCGTTTCGTTCGCTCATCGGCGGCAAAGGTAGCACCGGTTGCCAGCGAGCGCAACTGTGGAAAAAGCAAGGTTAAAAGCGCGATTTTGGGCTAAAACGGGCTGGTAGATTACATCATCCCGCTCATCAAAATCGCTCCTGGTGGCAGCTAGGGCCTATGTTTTTTCATGCTTTCCTGGATTTGCGTTGCGCTGCATGGCAATTGCGCACAATGCGTGACATGGCTTGCAAATTGCAATCACAGTGCGTGACACAGCTCGCAAATTGCAAGTATCAAACCAGTCTCGTATCGCGTTGATTTGCATACGGTTACAATATGCTGCGTGAAAATCACGCACAATGCGTCCAAATCGCACTTGCAAATTGCACGATCAGACTGGTCTCGCAGTCTTGTGAAAGTGTGAGAATGTTGGGGTTTACGCGATATTTCTGTCGTCTGCGCGATTGGCACGGATAGTGCTATTAGTAGGGGGCAGCAGGCAATGATGCCCGCCGAACGCGGGCAACAAAGAAAGCTGGAATATGACCGGAAACAGTACCTTCCTGCGCGGACAGGGCGCGGACAACATTGATCGCCCCCACAGTGACGCGGGCGGATTCGCTAAACGCGAGCACCTCCAAGTAATCCTGGAAGATGGGCGAGCCTTGAAATCGCCCTCTTGGTGGATGGGTTGCAAGCGCGAGCGGGCCGCCGCCACGAAGCAACTCGCGGAGGCGCGAGACGAACACGAATTGACAAAACTGGGGTGGCGCTAACAAGAGATCAAAAACGAAAGGCAAAGATAATGCGAACAGCCAAATACTTGGTTTTCCTCGCGCCTGATGGCTGCGGCGAAGAATATCTGGGCCCTGCGGGCAGTCTCCGCGAGTGCTGCCGGATGGCGGTCGAGCATCACCGGGGCGAGCGTGGTAGCTTGCCGGAAAGTCTGTACGAGACGGCCCGCGCCGGCGGGCCGATCCACGGACTGACTCCGCCACCGGACACAGATGCCGAGCCTGTCGCTTGGTTCGGCCCGGACGGATGGTATTGTGCGGTGAGGGCGCCTGCGCTCCGGGAAGCGGCGAAGGCTGATACAGATGTGTGAGGGACTTATGGCTGGTTACGATGGTTTTGCGAAGTCGAACAACGCTGTGGCGGCGGAAGCCGCCGGACGGTTCCCGGCGACTGCTCTGGCGCGCAAGCTCGGCGTGCGCACGGGGGCGGTCAAGGCGGTGCTTAAGCCCGTCGAGTGGCATCATACGTCGGGGCGGTTCAACCCCACCGACTACTATGACCTGGACGAGGCGCGGGAGCGTCTCGCCGAGCTAAAGTCCTGGCGACCGCCCCCCGATGCCACTTGGGAGGATTGCTACGGCGAGTACATCGAGTGGAGCGGGTCTCGCGCCCATCCCCACGCGACGCGGTGCAAGTTCACTGGCGCGCGCGTCACGCGCCACGGCTCAACCTACCGCGTGGAGTTCGGCGGGCAAGTGGTCCTCAAACGGGCCGGCACGCGCGGTTTTTGGGTCATGAAGGTTGGCTACGGTGTCCTTAACAAATGACACCCCCGCAAAATGAAAGGCAAACATGAGAATAAAATATCTAGTCTTTTACGGACGGAACAGTGATAACGAGGAATACTTAGGTTCGACGACGACGCTACGACAATGTCGCCGCATGGCAGCGGCGCATCATCGAGGCGAGTTTACCGGTCTTAATCGGCACCAATACAACGAAGCTGCCGCGAACGGGTCGGTTCCCAGCTTACCCTCACCGCCAGAAATGGCTAAGAGTGAAAATCCCGTGCGCTGGTTCGGCGTACGGCAACGTTACTGTGCCGTGATAAAAAGCAGCAACGCTCAGCAGAGAAAGTGAACAACATGAACACGACTATAAAATCCGTGGCGAGCGCGTGTTTCGCGCGCCGGAATCCTATACTAGTGCCCTTCCGGTACCTACCGGAGGGCGCAACGCCAGGCGAGACGACGGCGGCGTGGTTGTTGGCCGCCGGAATCGCGGCCAACCTCCTGTCCAGCCGCCGGAGCGCGGCTGGAATTCTGTTGGACGAGGCGTCCTCGATGATCGAGGATTGGAAGCAGCAATGTCGGGTTATCCGTTCCCTCCCTAGTGGGGAGCGCGTAGTCCGCTTGCTCGGTACCGCGCGCCGGCAGGCGCACGACCGGGGTGGTCGCATCGGTAGCTGTCTCCGGGTCGGCGCGGAGCGTTTGTGCTCCGCAGACGGCGAGCGGGAAAGTACACTATGGGCATTGGCGCACCCAGAAATCGTCAACGCTGTCGAGGCTGCTGCCGCGTTTGCGGCAGCGGTTCGCGGGGTTGAAGTGGACCCAGCGGACATCGAACCGTTGGGCGAAGCCCCCACCGATACCGCGCTGCGGGAGCGGTGGGCGGCTCAGTGCGTCGTGCTTCGTGAACTCTGGGCGGCGTTCGCCGGTGCGGTAAAAGCCGTCCGCGACGCCGGTGAGTTTCTCGTCCAGGAGCGTCCGCAACCACCGGAAGCACCAGCGGCACCGGAAACCTTGACCAGCCCCCCGGAAGGGTGGCTGGATTAACCACCATTAGTGGATATCCGCCCGCTCCCGGCAAGTGCGCGGGTCGGCGCAGCGAATGCGCTGCGGGCGGCCAGCAGCGGGCAATGACGCCCGCGCAAACGAAAGGCAAACAGAATGCAAACGAAGAACATGGAGACTCGGGACCGTTTTTCGGCTCCCGCCTTTCTGCTACCACGCTGGCAGAAGGCGAGGTACGAGCTAATCGAGACATGGTACGGTCGGTACGACAACCTGCTGGACGTAGCCAACTCTTTAGCGGACTGCGTCCATCTAGCCAGCCAGCACTACTGGCGCAGCCTTCAGGAGTTACCCGACTGGCGCGTCGACGGAATTCGATACATTTGCCAGCAAATCAAAACCCACCGCCGCCGGGCGATTTTGATCGATTCGTGTGGAGTCCTCCGACTGGCGGGATACTGGGACAGTTAACCATTCTCAATATCCGCCCAGTCCCGGCAGGTGCGCGGGGGGCGGCCAGCAGTAACAAAAGACGAAAGGCGAAACATGAGACCAACATCCTTCAAACCTTTGGCGCCGGGTGACTTTCTTGGGCCAGCGCGTGGCTTGGCGATCACCCTTGACCGCAAGTTGCGCCGCCTTGACCCCAAAGACACGCTCAAGGTACTGTTGTTTGGGCCGCCGGGGACGGGTAAGACGGCAGTGGTGGCGATGCTGTGCGCGAGTGCGCAACCGCAAGCCGCGTACCGCATCCAAGTCAACGGGCAGAGCGCGGGCGTAGCGGAAGTCCGGCGGTGGCAAGAATCTTGCCGGTATTGGCCGCCACCGGGGCGGCCAACCTACCATATTGACGAGGCGGATTGCCTTTCGCCGGAGGCCGCGAACCAGGTGCGGAGTTTCCTGGATGGATTGAACGGCGGGGCGGTGTGCATCTTCACGAGCAACGCTGCGCTCAAGACGTTGCCAGACCAATTGACAACGCGCTGTCTGCCTTATCATGTCGGCCCGCCAAAGGTCGATGAGTTGGCGCAGTTTGCTTTGGACCGCTGGAAAGTGCCGTTGGAAGACGGACAGTGGATTGCGCGGGCGAGCAAATGCTGCGTGAGGGCATTCCTGATTGACGTGGAAAGCTGGCTGGACGCAAGGGAGACCGTATGAGTGAAGAGATTCGATTCAGTTCACGCAAAGTGAAAACCTGGATGAAGCCTTGGCTTAAGCGGCTTTACCGGATATGCCGAGAGGTCCAGGAGCCTCAACAGCGGCACCTGGCATTCCGCCAATATCGCCGAGACAGAGAAACGATGCTGACAGACCGGCAGCGATGGGAGCTTGACGATGCACTGGCAACACTCGAGGAAACAAGGCGAAGAAGGCGAACAAGGAGGATCGTATGACAAGGCAAGCACGGAAACAAATCGAGCTATGGAACGCCACAACCGAGCGGTATATTTGGAAGGTTGCCGCACGAGTTACATCCGGCAGCTTTGGCCGGGCCGCGATTCTCTGGGCGGCGCAAATGAAAGTGGTGGTGATTAGCGGCGACTTGGCAACGGACTGGTGGAACCTCTCCAAGCAATTTGACCGGCTTTGTGAGTACTACCACGAGAGGCAAACGACACGAAAAGCAAGCGATGAAAGCAAAACGCAAACTAACACAACCGCCGCCTGAATTTGACTTTGCGGCCAAGTACTTCAACCTTGTGCTTGAGTCCACTGAGGACGGCTGGCGCGTTGTGGCGGAGCGTGAGAGGCGGCGGACTGACCGCCGCTTGGCGGAATTGAATCAGCCGGCATTGCCGGATTTGCTTGAAGCGATTCCTGAAGGCGCGAGTAGTCTTGGAAGGTTTAATGGCTCGCAACCTAACGGGAAGGGATAAACGATCATGACGAACGAATCGAACCTAATCACAGCAAAACAACTGGCCGCGCACTGGGGCATTTCTCGGCGCGGGCTCGACGTATTCTTAAAGCAGGGTTTGCCCTGCTTTAAGATGGGCAAGAAACTGCGACGTTTCCAGCGGGCTGCGTGTGATGCCTGGCTGGCCGAGCGATATGGATCGCCCGGAAGCAAACCCCCAGCCTGATGCTTTGGGCGTAGGACGTGGCCGGCGTGGTTCGCATGTTCCACGCAGCGGTCTGGCAATCCGTAGGGGGTGCGCCTGGTTGTCGCGGGTGCCTTTCCCCGCCTGTTGACGGGCCTCCGCTCCCCGCCCAGCAGGCCCCGGCGAAAACCGGGGCCTGCTTCCGGCATTTTGGCCTGAATTAGTTGGCCGATTTGCCCCTTCAAAAACGCGTTTCGGCCAACAAAGACGGGCCTGCAAATGGCAAGGTAGGCCAGACTTGCGCGAGCTTCGCGCCTGTGGTATGCTGGCGACATGACAAAAACGTCATCTGTGCCCCAAACCTGCCGGGGCGGAACTGAAGCGGCGGGAGAGTTTCTGGACAAACGAGCTTTGGTCGCGCGCTGGCGGCTCTCCCCGCGCTCCATTTCAAGCTTGATGGCCAGGGGATTGCCCCACGTCAAAATCGGGGCGCGGCGTGTCCGCTTCCTGGTTTCCGAGTGCGATAAATGGCTCATTGGGACCTTTCACGTTCAGCGGCTTGGTCCAGCCAAACCGGAGGCCGGGCAATGAAGGCTGGGCCAGGCAACGGCGAAAACCGGGGCCCGCTTCCATTTCCCATTTCTGAGAAACGGCGTTTGCTGCCCCGCCAGTGCACCAAGGCTGCGTTTTAAGGTGTGAGCCGCTGTCTTTGCCCAGCCCCCTGCTGAAAAACGTTTCCAGGCCATAAAGCGCCGCAAGGAAGGGCATTATGGTGGCTCTGATGGCTTCTCGAATCGGCAAAGCGGTCGGTTGAAGTGGAGCGTAATCGGGTGGCCGGTCGCGCCGTTGCGATGTTTGGCGAGGTGCACCTGGACGTTGCGCACGGCTTGTGATTCCTCTGCTTTTTCGTGGCTGAGCAAAACGACAACATCGGCATCCTGTTCGAGGGCGCCGCTCTCGCGCAAATCGTCCAGGCGGGGATCGCGGTCCTGCTTGGCGACTTCGCGGGAAAGCTGAGCGCAGACCAACAGGGGCAAGCTGGCGGACTTGGCCAGAGCCTTCAAGGCGTGGCTGGCTTCACTCGCCTCTTCGTAGGAGGTTCGCCGCTGCCGATCAGGCAAAAGGAGGTTGAAATAATCCACCACTGCAAGCTTAATGTGTTGCTGGCGTATCAACAGGCGGATTTGAGCCGTGACGGCGCTCAGGCGCCCATCTCCGCACTCCCGGATGTAGAGGGGAGCGTGGGTTAAGGCGCCCAGGTTTTGGCCGTGACAGACAACTCGCTGGTTTGGTTCGGCGAACTCCGCGCGGCTCAGGCCGGTGTGCGCAAAGACAAGCCGCTCCACGAGTTGCGGGACAGTCATTTCCAGGCTGAAGAAGCCCACGGGCTGGCCGAGGTTGACCGCAACGTGGTGGGCGATGTTGAGGCTCAGCGTTGTTTTACCGACTGACGGTCGCGCGCCGATAAGCGTTAGGTTGGTGGGGCAGAGGATGCCCGGTGGCGCGTCCAGGTACGGCAAGCCGGTGGCCAGCCCGCCAGCAACCTTGCCCTTGCCGTGCTCGAGGACGTTGAGAAGTGTCTGGACACGCGCCGCCAGGCTGGGCTCCGTCTTTTGCCCAGCGCTGGCGACCAGAAGGTCCTCGACTTCGCGCGCAAGACCGCCAATGGTTTCCGCCGGGTCGTCGTCATCATACGCTTTGCCTATCGCTGTTGTGGCCTCCCGAATGAGCCGGCGTAGGAGCCATTTTTCACGCAGGATGGCGAGGTAATGGCCGATGTTGGCTGCTGAGGGCACGGCGTCCATCAGCGAAGAGAGGTAAGCCCACCCGCCCACATCCTGCAATTGATTCTTATCTTTGAGGCGCTGGCCGACCGTTATGAGGTCAATCAAGCCGTCCGGTTGAGTGAGCATCTCGTTCAGGCAATCCCATAACGTCTGGTGCCGGACATCGTAGAACCAGGCGCGGGTGACAGCGCCGGCAAGGCACACGTCGCCCGCCTCACGGGGGGCAAGCAGGATGCAACCCAGCACGCCTTGCTCGGCTTCGAGCGCATGTGGGGGCAGGCGGTCGGGTGCGGCGAGGTTCACAAGGCCAATCCTACCGTCACTTGGCAGCGTTGCCAGGTGCTCTTACTCTGCGATTCCTTAATGGCCCCAGCATCGTAGAAGTAACGATCCTGCTTGGTGACAAGCAGGATGTAATCATGGGCGCGGGTGGGGCGGTCTGTGACACTCTCCGCACGGTCGCGCCTTTCCGATTCCGCCATATACCACTCGCGGCGCTCGCGCTCAAGACGCTTGAGCTTCGCCACCACGCGCTGCGTGCGCCAGTCGGTTTGAGGAGTTGTCACGGCAGAGACGCAATTACTTTGAGGATTTCGTAGGCGACTTGGGGCACAATGGCGTTGCCGAGGGCGCGGAGTCTTGCTCGCCGATGTTTGTCCAGTTTTCCGGGAAGCCCATCATCCACTCGACAAAGGCCGGTTGCAACTTCAGGCCAGGGTTCGCTCCAATCCGGCCACCTAAGAGCAATTCCCCCTTGCGCTTGCCGCCCCTCGATTTCACACCGGCAAAGCACCCCGTCGCTGTCGGCAGGAGACTGATTGCATTGCTCAGATCCTGCGGGTAGTGATGGTGGTCCGCTAGGGCATCGCCCAGGGCCACTACATCGTGCGGTTGCGGCGTGGGCAATAATCCAAAGCCGTTGGCGGCGGTGCGGCGCTCCGACGGCACAAGCCGGAATATCAACCACCGCGACTTGATAACCCGCAGCTTCCAAGTCATCAAGCAC